TGCTGCATACAATAACGGTGTAGTTGGTAATGGATCGACAAACGGTACGATAAGATTTGAAGTTCCATTTAATGCACCCAACCAATTGTATTATCAATGTACTAATCACTCTGGTATGGGTGGAACTATGGTTGTATATCCTAACTTGTTCACTGTCTAAATTCACGTCTAAATAAGAAAAAAGTCCTCTAAACATGGCTGCGATAATTACTGATCAACTTCGTATTTTGAACGCGAAGAATTTTGTTGATTCCGTACAAGATTCTTCTAATTCTTATTATGCTTGGATTGGTTTACCAGATGCTCCTGAGTTTCAGAGTGACTGGAATTCTAATCCTCCAGCACCTAAAGATAGTTTGGATGATTCCAACTATTACTGGGACACTATGTTGGCCCTTAAAAAGATTAATTCGGGTGATGTAAGTCAGGTTATAAGGAAAATTACCTGGCAATCGGGTACCACATATGATATGTGGAGAAATGATATTGATAGAGATAATCCTTCACAACCATCTGGAGCATATGATATCTATGACTCCAACTATTATGTAATGAATAGTGAGTATAAAGTTTATATCTGCCTGTTTAATAACGCAAACCCAGAGAATAGTTTTAGAGGTGGTCCTTCTCTTGACGAGCCAAATTTCACAGATTTGGAGCCAAGAGAGGCTGGAAGCAGTGGTGATGGTTATATTTGGAAGTATCTTTACACGATTAAGCCGAATCAAATCATTAAATTTGACTCAACGAACTATATTGCAGTCCCAACTGACTGGGAAACCAACAGTTCTTACTCTTCTGTAAGAGAAAATGCAGGTACAAGTGGTCAATTAAAGATTGTTACCATTAGAAATCGTGGAGTTGGTATCGGAACTGCCAATGTAACCTATACAAGAGTGCCAATTTTGGGTGATGGACGTGGTGCGGAGGCCACAGTTGTCATCAATAACGACTCAAAAGTCGAATCTGTGACAATTTCAAGGGGAGGAAGTGGATATTCCTTCGGAACTCTTGATTTAGAGAATGGTGGTGTCCCAAATGGTAGTGTAGCACCCGTTTTTAACGTAATTATTCCCCCTCCAGGTGGTCACGGAGCAGATATTTACCGTGAATTAGGTGCTTATAACGTACTTTCTTATGCTAGATTTGAAAATGACACTCAAAATCCAGATTTTATCACTGGAAATCAGTTTGCACAGGTAGGAATTGTCAAAAATCCCACAAATTACAACTCAACAACCAATTTGACTAAAGATAAGGCCAGTGCAGTTTATGCACTGAAACTTGTTGGTACTGGTTACAGTGAAGCAGTCTTTACAGCTGACAGTTTTGTTACACAAACTGTTGGTTTGGGTTCAACAGCAATCGGTAGAGTTGTATCTTACGACCAACAAACTGGTATTTTGAAGTATTGGCAGGATAGAAGAACTGCTGGTTTCAATACTGATGGTACTCAGAACACTGTTCCTGTGTATGGTTTTGAACAATTGAAATTTACATCATCACCTACAAGTGGTGGTAGTATCCAAATCTCACCTAATTCAGGTAATACACTAATTATCGACCAAAACTTTACAGGTGTATCTACGACAATAAATAGTCGTACCTACTATCTGGGTCAAGAATTCATTAGTGGAATTTCAAATCCAGAGTCTCAAAAATACTCTGGTGACATCATTTATGTCGATAATAGGCCATCAGTCACCAGATCATCTTCACAGAAAGAAGACGTTAAAGTTATCTTGCAATTCTAAGAGATATGCCACAGGAAACTAATCTCAATGTCGCTCCATATTTTGACGACTTTGATCCCCAGTCGAATTATTATAAGGTTCTATTTAAACCTGGTTTTCCTGTTCAAGCAAGAGAACTGACTGGTCTGCAGTCTATTCTGCAAAACCAAGTTGAGGAAATGGGTAACCATTTCTTCAAAGAAGGTGCTAAAGTCATTCCTGGGGACTTGACCTATATTCAGAATTTCTATGGAATTCAAATTGAGTCTGAATTTCTGGGCATTCCTGTAGGAATTTATCTTGACCAACTAATTGGAACAACAATTACTGGTACAACTTCGGGAGTCACTGCAAAAGTTGTAACATATATTACAGATAGTGAGTCTGAGAGGGGAGTTTATACTCTTTATCTGAATTATGAGAATTCTTCCACTTCTGATGAAGAAGTAAACACATTTTTAGATAGTGAAATTCTCACCACAAGCACAAATATTACTTATGCATCTACTTTCATTTCTAAAGGTGAGGGTTTTGCAACTACAATTCCACAAAATGCAGCAATTATTGGCTCATCATTCAATTTATCTCAGGGTGTTTACTTCCTGAGAGGGTATTTTGTCAATGTTAATGCCCAAACACTGATTCTTGATCAATATTCCAATACTCCTTCTTATAGAGTCGGTTTAGACGTTGTTGAAGAGATTGTTTCCTCCGATGTTGACTCTTCACTCAATGATAATGCCCAAGGATTCAACAATTTTACGGCTCCTGGTGCAGATAGACTGAAAATTTCCACAACTTTGTCGAAAAAACCACTTGGTAGTTTTGATGAGTCGAATTTTGTTCAATTATCAGAAGTAAAAGACGGTGTTTTACGTCTTATTAACAAAAATACCGATTATAACTTCTTAGGTGATGAATTTGCACGTAGAACTTTTGATGAATCTGGTGATTATTATGTAAAAGAGTTTGTAACTTCGGTTAAGAACAGTCTTAACAACAACGAAGGAAATAGAGGTATCTATAATTCCACTCAAGTCACTCAATCTGGTAACGTTCCTAGTGACGACCTTGGTATCTACAAAATCTCCCCTGGTAAGGCATATGTAAAAGGTTATGAGGTAGAAACCATTGCTCCTACTTTAATTGACTTCGAAAAGCCAAGAACTACAAGAACCATTGAAGATCAGGCTGTTAATTTCGGTTTTGGACCAACTCTGAACTTAAACAGAGTTAGTGGATCTGCCACAATTGGTATCAATACTTCTTTAACTCTAAGTTTGAGAGACCAGAGAGTTGGTGTCAATTCATTGGCCTCTTCAGGTAAAGAAATTGGAATTGCAAGAATATATGACTTTGTTTTAGAAGGTGGTTCATATGACACTACATTCCCCAACCTGAATACATGGGATTTATCATTGTTTGATGTTCAGACATATGCTGAGATCACACTAAATGAGCCAATTACACTCTCCACGTCAACCCTCATCAAAGGTGAGTCAAGTGGTGCAAAGGGTTTCCTAAGGAGTAATGTTACTGCAGATACTGACCTTACAGTTTACAATGTTGAAGGTGAATTTCAAAAGGCTGAGAGACTTATTTTCAATGGAGTATTAGATGATGCTAGATTTGTTACAATTAGTAGGAACTACTCATTGTCTGATGTTAAATCAGTACATGGTGTGGTTGGAACTGCAGCAACCTTTACTGGGGACACAGTTCAGTCATTAGTTCGTAATTTTGGTTCAGCAAATATTTCTGCTGAATCTGGTAGTTCATCACTGATTTCAATTCCTGCAGATCCTGGCTTCTCGTTCATTGGTATCGTTACTGTCGGTAACATTGTAAGATATTCTAGACCAACTTTAGATGTAGCAAGTTTTGCAAGAGTTACAGGTGTAGGTCAGACTAACATTACTGTTCAAGCTGTTCCTACTGTTTCTGGTATTTGTAATGGCGCTCTTCCAACCAGTGTAGAGACCGTTCAGAACTTTGAACTTCTCTCCACCAAAGGGGTTGGTGGTCCTGGTTCAGGTAATTTGGCAAATAATACAACTCTTTACAGTGCATTTCCTAAGACCAATATTTCATCAGTAAATCTTATTGGTTCTGAGTTAGTAATTAGAAGACAATATACAACTTCCATCACTAATAATTCTACTCCTGTCATCAATACCGAAGAAAAGGAGGTATTCTTACCATTTGACGAGGAAAGATATACTCTTATCAGATCTGATGGTTCTACTGAGGTTCTGACAGAAGATAGATTTGAATTTACGAATGGTTCAACGTCACTTCAAATCAATGGTCTTGGTGCTAATGACACGGATACCAAACTTATCACAACAATTAGAAAGACTGACGTTACTTCAAAAACAAAACTGAAGAACGTATCTCAAGATTTGATCATCAATAAGTCAAGTAAAGCTGCATCTGGCATTGGTTCTACTACATTAGATGACGGATTAACATATGGTAACTATCCATATGGTACAAGAGTTCAGGATGAGGTTATCTCACTGAATACAGTTGATGTCTATAAGATCTATGGTATCTTCGAGTCAGATGACAACGATGATCCAGTATGTCCTAATATGACATTATCACAACTTGATGGTATTACTGCTACCACAAATGACCTGATTGTGGGAGAAATTCTCACAGGTCAAACAAGTGGTGCAAAAGGAGTTTATCTCCAGAAACTTGATGATACTGCAATTTACTTTACGTATTTGAATGATACAACATTCCAAAATGCAGAAGTAATTAGTTTTGAGTCTTCAACCGTCAATGGTGTTTCGTCAAACGTAAAACTGGGTTCTAAAGAAGTTACTAATGACTTTAAGTTCTTTAATGGTCAAAGAGGAACATTCTACGATTATTCTAGAATTGAGAGAAGAGGAGAGGCACAGACTCCTACCAGAAAACTTCGTGTATATTTTGCATCATCCTCTTATGATGATGCAGACGAGGGTGATATCACAACTATTAACTCTTATGTTGGTTATAACTACGGAGCAGAAATTGGAGGGGTACAAGACGTAAGAGTATCTGATATTATTGATGTAAGACCACGACTCACCGATTATGTAGTTGCTGAGGATGCAAGGTCACCATTTGAATTTGATGGTAGAAATTTTGTTGATGGTCAGAATGGCAATCTTCAATCATCAAGCCATATCATTGCTTCTGATGAGTCACTAACGGTGACCTATGATTATTACTTACCAAGAGCAGATAGAATCTTCATTGATAAAGAAGGTGTTCTTAGTGTTCTTCAAGGTGCACCAGACGATGAACCTAAGCTTCCAGATAGTCTGAGTGGTGTGATGAATATTGCTAGTGTATTCCTCCCAGCATATCTTTATAACACTGCAGACGCAGAAATTAAGTTCATTGAACATAAGAGATATCAAATGAGTGATATCTCTAAACTTGAACAAAGAATTAAAAATCTTGAGTATTATACTTCACTTAATCAACTTGAAACGAATACACTTAATCTGTTCGTTGAAGATGCTAATGGTAATAATAGATTTAAGTCTGGTGTTTTTGTAGACAACTTCACAACTCTTGAACCTCAAGATACAAGTATTGGTATCAGAAACAGTATTGACACTGAGAAAGGAATTCTTAGACCATCTCATTATACTACTGCTCTTAATCTTCAATTGGGAACAACTGCAGTAAATGGTATTGGCACTATATCTGATGCAAATCAAGATTCAAACTTTGCAGAGGTTGTTGGTGCAAATGTCAAGAAGAGTAGTCGAATTTTGACTCTCGATTATACTGATGAAACTTGGTTACAACAACCATTTGCAACAAGAGCTGAAAATGTAACTCCATTTCTGGTTCAGTTCTGGCAAGGCAATATTGAACTCACACCTGAGGTTGACGTTTGGATTGATGTAAACGAACTTGAAGTTAATAATGTAATGATGGAGGGGTCATTTAGAGGTGTTGCTGAGGCCCTAGGTGCAGATATTAGAACAAGAAGAGACGGCTCAAGAGCTGGTGTTTCTCCTGTTGTTTGGAATTCTTGGCAGACTGTTGGTGTAGATGTAAACACTTCATTGTCGAATAATCAATCATCTCGTACAACTTCTACAACAAGACAAACCGATAGTGAACGTGAGAGAATCTCTGTAGGAATTGAAAGGACTACTAGAACCTTTGAAACTACTACTACTAGTGTTACTAATAACAATATTAGGGCAACAACCTCTACCAATCTTTCTCAGAATAGAACTGGAAGACAGTTCTTTGTAAACGAAAGAATTGATACAGAATCTCTTGGTAGTAGAGTTGTAAGAAGAGAGATCATCAACTTTATGAGATCTCGTAATATTAGTGTCACAGGAACTTCATTCAAACCATTTACAAGAGTCTATTCATTCTTTGATGACGTTGATGTAAACAACTATGTAACACCGAAACTCATTGAGATTGAAATGCTTCATGGAACATTTGTTGTTGGTGAGACAGTAAGAGGTAGAATGGATAATGGTGGTTCTCAGATCAGCAATGGTTCTACAATTCCTACAATTGACTTTAGAGTTGCCACAACCAACCACAAGTATGGACGATTCAATAGACCATCGGATAGATATGACAGTAATCCATACAGTAGAAATAATAGAATTCCATCTACCTACTCTGCATCATCAACGATTCTGAACATTGATACATTTAGTCTTCAGTCACAAGATTTCCCACAGTTCAGTGGATGGATTTCTAGATCAATGATCCTGACTGGAACATCTAGTGGTGCACAGGCTAGGGTTTCTAATGTAAGACTTATCACTGATAGAGTTGGTACACTCCAGGCATCGTACTTTGTCCCAAGTCCCAACAATCCTGCAAACCCAACCTTTGAGACTGGTAGATCAAGTTTCAGACTCACAAGTAGTAAAACTAACAGTTCAGTTGAAGGTCTTACTTCAACTGCTGGTGAATCAATTTTCTATTCACAAGGTGATGTTGATACAACTCAAGAAACAACTCTCTCTGTTAGAAATGCAACAGTAAGAAGAGCTGATGTAAGTCAGAGAAGGACTATAGGTGATGCATCAACTTCGAATCAAATTACAATCACACAGACACCCGAAGAAGATATAACAGAGTTCCAAACAACATCAGACAGAAGAGTTGACCCACTTGCTCAAACGTTCTTAGTTGATGATCCAACGGGTGTATTCATCACTAAAGTTGATTTATTCTTTGTATCTAAGGATGAAAATATTCCTGTTCTCTTTGAAATAAGAGAGACCACTCTCGGTACTCCAAACGACAAGGTTCTTCCTTTCTCATTCAAGAGTGTAGATCCTAAAGATGTAAAACTCAGTCAGGATGGCACTGTAGCAACAACTATTACACTTGATGCTCCAGTTTATCTGAACCCCGAAAAAGAATATGCGTTGGTTCTTCTTTCACATTCTACAGAGTATAGAGTTTGGATCAGTAGACTTGGTGAGGCTGATGTAACAACATTAGGTCAAGAAGCAGGCCAGATTCTGGTTACTGAGCAACCACTTCTTGGTTCTCTTTTCAAGTCTCAAAACGCTTCAGTATGGACACCTTCTCAGTATGAAGATCTTAAATTCAATCTTTATGTTGCAAACTTCAAGACACAGGGTTCTGTTTCATTCTTCAACCCAGAACTTCCATCAGATCTCTCACAGATTGATCCTAATGGTTTGACAGTCAACTCAAGAGAAATCAGAGTTGGTCTTGGAACAACTGTAAATGATAGTGGTCTTGTTGTTGGTAGAACTGTCAAACAGTTAAGTATTGGAGCACAAGGTACTCTGGTTGCATTTGCAGGATCTATAACTTCTGACTTTACTATTACAAATGCCGGTGTCGGTTATACACCATCATCTGGTGGATTTACTTACACTGGAGTTGCTCTAACGTCTATAACTGGTAGAGGTATAAATGCAACTGCTGATATCACAATTCAAGGCGGAGTTGCAGTTGGTGCAACAGTTAGAGCAGGTGGTTCTGGTTATGTTGTTGGTGATGTATTGACACCAGTACAAGTTGGAAGTGTCAATCTTGGTTCTGGTATTCAACTATCTGTTAATCAACTTCTTGGTAATAATACACTTGTACTTGATAACGTACAGGGTAACTTTACAACCAATTCTGCATACCCACTGTATTATGAAAACAGTGTTGGATTTACAACAGAACTCAATGGTGTTGGTGGAAACGTTATTCCTGTATCACCTATCACCGTCACAGAACAGGGTAACTATATCAGAGTATTCCAGAGAAATCATGGTCTCTACTCTAACGTAAACAGAGTAACAATCTCTGATGTTAGAAGTGATGTGACTCCTAATACTCTTTCACAACAATATGGTTTTGACACCACAACCTTCATTACCATTGAAGGATTGGCAACAAACTTTGAGACTTTTGAAAATCTTGGTGTAGGTGGTACTAACCCAGGTTATGTGAAGATTGGTGATGAGATTATTTCTTATACTGGTGTCAATGGAAGAACTCTGACTGGTGTTACAAGAGGTATTGATAATACAACCATCTCAACACACTCTTCTGGTGAACTTGTCTACAAGTATGAGTTGAATGGTGTGTCTCTCAGAAGAATCAACACTTCACATCTACTTGCAAATGTGGATTCTACTGAATTGGATGAAGCACCTATTGGACTTGACTACTATTATGTCAAGGTTCAGATGAATACAAATGGTACAAATAGAGCACCATCAAATGCTGAAGGATTCCCACCACTTTACTTCAATGAAAACAAACTTGCAGGTGGACCATTGGTCAAGGGTACTTACAACTTACCATATAATTTGATTACACCTAAGATTACTACTATAACACCACAAGGTACAAATCTTATTGCACAAGCAAGAACAATTTCTGCTTCAAGTGTATCTGGCAATCAGCCCTCATATCTCGACAAGGGATATAAACAAGTTACAATCTTTGATAAGAACTATTTTGATGGTCAAAGAATGATTGCTTCAGCTCAAAACGAAGGTCTCCAGTTGAATGGTGACACTTTTGCTGGTAATAAGTCATTTGAGATGCAATTTACTTTATTGACAGGAAACTCTAGAATCAGTCCTGTCATTGACCTGGATAATGCATCTGTTGTTTATACAATGAACAGAGTTAATCGTCCCGTCACAGATTATGTGGCTGACTTTAGAGTTAATGGAACTGAAGATGATCCTAACAGATTCACCTATGTATCTAAGAATGTAACTCTTGAGAATCCAGCAACATCATTACAAGTTCTCCTTGATGGTTATGTATCAAACTTCTGTGACCTTAGAGTGTTCTATGCAGTTGATCAAGATGTACCACTAGAGGATACAATCTTTGTTCCTTTCCCTGGTTACAAAAACATTGATATCAACGGTTCTATTCTTGATATTTCATCAAATAATGGTACTCCCGATAAGAAAGTTCCTAAGGTTGACGCTTATGTCCCAGAACCAACTCAAGATCAATATAAAGAGTACAAATTTACTATTGATGAAGTAAAACCATTCAAGTCATTTAGAATTAAGATTATCGGTACTTCGACAGATCAGTCTAATGTACCAATGATCAGAAACCTGAGAGTACTTTCATTCGCATAATATGGACAATATGATTCCTGTTGATGGAATGGATGGCTACTATAGAGACATCCATTCTGGTGCCATTGTAAATACAAACAACATTGATTATGAAACATATGTGAGGAACCGACAGAAATTGAGTGAGGATAAAAAGAAATTTGATTCTCTTCAGTCTGAGGTAATTAATTTAAAAAGTGACGTGACAGATATTAAGAATATGCTTAATTCTATCACTGATTTATTAAATAAATAGACATATAAGTAGGTCTCATTATAGATGGCACAGCCTAGTACTAGACAAGAACTGATTGATTATTGTTTAAGACAATTGGGTGCTCCAGTCTTGGAGATCAATGTTGCAGATGAACAGATTGAAGACCTTGTAGATGATGCCATTCAGTATTTCCAGGAGAGACACTTTGATGGTGTCACCCAGGTTTATTTGAAGTATGAAATTACTGAGGAAGATATTAAAAGAGGTAGAGCAAGACCACCTGGTGCACCTCAGGATGAAAATGGAACAACTGGTATCACTTCAATAACAGCATCTGCTAATGTTGCTGGTACTACAACTAATTTCACTTATTATCAGAACAGTAATTACATTCAGATTCCTCCATCAATCATTGGTGTCAATAAGATCTATCAATATCCTGATGGAATGGGCACTGGTATATTCAATGTAAGATACCAGTATATGTTGAATGATTTTATCGGATTGAATGGTTGGGGTGCTGGTGGTTTTGATTTGTTGTCATACTCAATGACAATGTCATACCTTGAGACAATTAACTTTATTCTAAACACACATAAACAGATTCGTTTTAATCAAAGAACTGATCGATTGTATATTGATGTTGACTGGAGTGATCTAACTGCTGGTGAGTTTTTAATTCTTGATTGTTGGGCAATGAATGATCCCAATGATTATGCAAGAATCTACAATGATTCATTTATCAAACCATATCTAAC